CTGGAAAGAACAAAAGAGTAAAAACCCATTCATAATGTTTAAAGCCTCAAACGCCGGCGCGGCGTTTAGCCCTCAATATAGCTAATATCCGAGCGCCAGCGAGGCAAGGGCGACTGCCCGCCGGCGCCCTTTGGCGCGCTAGCCAAGTGAGCGGAGGCGAACGCCCGGCGCTTGAGGGACAGACAACAAACTAATTAACGCGGGGTGGAGCAGCCCGGTAGCTCGTCAGGCTCATAACCTGAAGGTCGCAGGTTCAAATCCTGCCCCCGCAACCAAAATTTCTGACAAGATGTCAAACACTTAAGCCGCCTTCGGGCGGCTTTTGCGTGTCGCGTCGCGTCGCAAACCCGTCCCGAACACTCCCCAAAGATTCCAAAGGCTTACGACCGGCCCCGATTCCTCCGTGCGACACGGATGCGACACGGGACCGGGACAATGTTCGCAAGACGTTCACGGCTGACGGAACTTGCGCTCTGCGGCCGGCTGGGCTCGGCTCCGCTCGCGGCGAAACGCGTTGCAGCCGACAACGCGTTTTGCAGCGGATCATACGGCCACTGCCGCGATATCATGCTCAGAGCCCTTTCGAGGATTGGATGCGGACGACCGAGATGCGCTCGGTCGCCCCTGCGATCTGCCGGTTGATGTCCGCGAGCGCCGCGGCCATCTCGCCGTCGCTCGCGTAGGTGATGCGCTTGCCGTCATATTCGACGGTGCGGACGCCCCGATAGCGCGCGGCCATCAAGGCGTCTCGCCAGGCGGTGAGTTGGGCGAGGTCGGCCATGCTTACGCCCCGGCGTTCATGAACCAGCCGCGATGGTCGATGAAGCCCGCGCCGAAATCGAGGATCACTCGGATCTCGACGCCGTCCACGTCCCAGCCCGAGCGGCTCTCGACCTGCGGGCCCTCGGCGCCCGAGAGATAGGCGAATTCAAGCCCGTCGATCTCGCCGGGCTCGGCGGTGACATACCAGCGCGTAGGCGAGGTCAGACGCGGCTCGACCACCAGCGAGAGCGACCCGGAAAACGGGTTCACATCCGCAGCAGTCGCAGGCGCGATGGAGGCCAGCCACTTCTCGGCCGTGGTCTCCAGCGCGGGCGGGACCAGCAGGTGCTTCGGCGTCACCCGGATCGTGCGGTCCTCGATGCCCTTCTGGGTGCGCAGCGCCAGCCGAGCGGCCGACAGCGTCGCGTCGGAAATCGCAGCCCCGGTGCCGGCCTTGTTGCCGTGATCGGCATGGAACAGGGTCTTGCCGTCCGACATCGTAGGTCCATTGCCGTTTCCCGCCTCCAGCAGGGTGACGAGGATCCGGGCTTCGGTCTCGGCGGCGGCCTGGCCCATCCGGCGGGCGAGGTCCGCGAAGGCGCCAAGGTCGTCGTTGACCAGCACCTGCCGGGTGATGCCGATTTTGCGTGCCCAGGTCTCGACCTTGTAGGCCTCCCGCGCCTCGGCCATCGTCCCGGCCTTGATCTCGCCATGCTCGTCGAGCTTCTCCAGCAGCGGCGCCTCGCCCAGCATGATCTTGTTCACCGAGCGGAAGTCCCGCGCCGTCGTCTGGCGGCCGAGGCGGCGGATGCCCGAGGGGGCAGCCTGGTAGGCGTCACGCAGCACGCGGCCCACCGTGTCCCCGAGGATGATGGGGAAGTCGGAAGTGGTGTGCAGCGCACGGGTGACGAGACTCGCTGGCGACAGCGCCATGGTGGACTCGCCCCGCAGGGTCAGCAGCTCCTTCGCCATGTCCACGGGCGTCGCATAGGCGTAACGCCGGGCGGGTTCGCTCAGTTCGTGACGCGGATTGATGCGGGCATAGAGCGCCTCGCCCATCTGGCGGGCGCGGATTGCAGGGTCGTCATGGCTCTCGCCCATCTCGACGCGGACCTGTTCGGTGCGGATCGTGGGCGCGGAGCGCTTGGCCAGCGCCTCGAAGGCCGCGCGGCGGGCGGTGTCGGGATCGGCCCCGGCGTCGATCTGGCCGTCGATCCAGGACTGGTCCAGTCCTGCGATGCGGGCGATGGATCGGATCTCGGCATTTGCCTCGGCGCGGGTCTCGGTGGTGGGCGCCGTGTCGGCGGCTTCGCGGGTGGTCGTGTCGGTCATTTCTGTCTCCATGCGAATATGGGCGCCGGGATCGGCGGGCGTCGGCACCAGGGAAATCTCGTGGGGCGTCCAGCGCACGGCTGTCAGCACGCGCGTGCCGTTCTCGGTCGTCTCGGACCATTCCTCGACCGAGTAGCCGACCGAGACATGCCGCAGGATGCCTGCCAGCACGTCCTGCCAGATCGGCTCCACCTCGGGTCGGGCCGAGAACTGGATGAGCGCCGTGCCGCGCTTGCCATCGACGGCGGCGCTGCGGACCGTGCCCAGCACGTCGCGCACCGCGGTCTGGCGGTGTGCGTCGAGGACGCTGGCCCCTTCAAGGCGCGAGAGGTCAACGGCCTCGGGCGCGAGGCTCAGCCGTTCGATGTATGGCCCCGCCATGTCGCGGCGGGGCACGGGCGCGCCGGTGGACCAGACGACTTCAACGTTGCGTTCTTCAACGTTGACCGACTGTGGTCGGAGCGTCGCCCGGCGGGTGTGCAGTTCTACGGTGTCAGCCATTTCCAGCCTCCTTTGGTTGCGACGCCACAGATTGGTCGAAACTCAGCCCCAGCTCCTCCGCACGCTCGCGGTCGGCGGCGATCTCGGCATCGACCTGTTCGGCGTCGTAGCCGCGTTCGGAAATCGCCTGGGACCGGCTCTTGAGCCCGGCATTGATCGCCAGGATCTCGGCCTGCACGTCCTTCATCGGATCGACGTAATCGAACTTCGGCGGCAGCCATTCGCAGCCCAGGTAGGCGTCCAGGTTGCGGTCGAAGTCCCGCGCGGGAAGTTCGCCGGTCAGCACCGCGAGCCGCACGAACCGCTCCCAGACCGGGCGGCAGAACAGGTGAACCACCACGTTGTGCTGGAGCTGCTCGACACGGCGGCGGAACTCGATCAGCCCCGCCCGGATCGAGGAATAGGTGACGCCCTCCAGGTCGCCCGAGACCAGTTCATAGGGCAGGCCGAGCCCTGCCGCGACGGCGCGCAGGTGGTTCTTCACGAAGGGCGCGTAGGCGTCATGCTCGGTCGGGTTCGAGAAGCGGATGTCGGCGCCGGGCGGCAGCGGGATCAGGCTGCCAGGCTCCATGCCCACGGTCAGCGCGCCGCCGGTGTTGGTGCCCGAGAGCCCGCCCGCCGTGCCGTCGGGATCGGTGATGAAGCCGGTGAACAGAGCCGCGACCTTCGCCTTCACGAGGGCGGCGTCTTCGAACTGGTCAAGCTCGTGCAGCCGCAGCAGCACCGGCGCGAGCCAGGTGATGCCGCGCAGCTGGCCCGCGGCGAGCGGCTTGAACAGGTGCAGGCAATCGGCGGCGGGGACGCGGAGCGGGTCCATGCGGAGAGTTCCCAGCGGATCGCCCGGGCGGGAGGACAGCACCCTATAGGCGACCCTCCGGCCGGCGGCATCGAACTCGATGCCCGCGCGAATCCGCGCCCCGCCGCCGATCTCGCGGTGCAGGTCCATTGGAACCTGCTCGCGATCCAGAAGCTCGAGGTGGAGGGGGATGCTGGCGGTGTCGCTGGCCACGCGCAGCCGGGCGAAGCTCTCGCCGCTCTCGACCATCGCGCGCACGGCCATGGCCTGCAGCCCGTAGAAATCCGCCAGCCCATCCGGGGCGGCGTGATCCGTCCAGCGCAGCCAGAGCGCCTGCAGCCGCTCCCGCACCGCGCGGTCGGGATGGGTGGATTGCGGTTTGATTCCGGCGCCGACGACATTGCCGACTAGACTGTCGACCGCCGCCGCGACCCATGGGTTGTTCCGCGCATACCACCCGGCCCGCCGCGCCGCCGTGGTCGCGCCCGCCAGGATCGCCGCGTTCAGCCCGTCAAGCGTCCGCGCCCCCTCCCAACGCCGCCCGCCACCCGCAGCGTCGAAGGCGCGCGCCCTGCCGATCCCGAGAAGCCGTTGGACGAAGTTCCGCATGCCGCCGAATTTCGCGCGGCGGCAAGCCTCAAGCTATTGGGAACGTTTGGTAATATTCGGCGGTCAGCCAGACAGCCCGAAATCAGGTGCCAATCTTCTCCACCAGCTGTGCTCGCATGTCCTTCCCATCGACCGTCTTTTCGACGACGATGAAGAGCCCTTTTCCGCCGCTCTTTTTCTCCCACAGCTGGCCGATGGTGCGTTTTTCGGCGGTGTCTGGGCCGTCGGCAATGTGTGCGCCCTTGTACTCGACGACGAGCAGCCGTCCGTCCTCCAACTGTGCCACGAAGTCCGGGTAGAACTTGTCGGTCGCGGTCGGCAGCCAGAACGAGTTGGGGTGGCGGGCGACGTTGCGAATCCAGAACTTCAGGCCCGGCAGGCTGTCGATGGCCTGAGCGCACTGGAACTCCTCGCCATTCTCGGCGCCGTCGAAGGCCGGCACGTGGTCGGGGCCAAGGAAGTGTTTGCGGGGTTTCCAACGGCCTCGATACCGGCGCTGGTCCCAGTACATCCCGTCCTTGAAGCTGAACGCCTCGTCGAAGGACACGTCCACCTTGGCTTCCGGGGCGAACAAGTAGCGCTGGTAGACGCCGTCGCGCTCCTGCTGACGAATCGCGGCGAGTTTCTCGCGGACCTTTCGGGCAAGGATGAACTTGCACCGCATCAGCGCCGCGATGTGCATGCCGCGTGTGGTGATCAGGTGGCCGACGAGATCACGCAGCCAGCGGAGCAGTTCACTCTGATGAATATCCGGTTGGCGCACCTGCCGGTCGAGCCAGAGCACCAGCGCCTCCGGCGTCCACCCTTCGACATCGACGTCGAGCGCCAGTTGTTCTTCTTCGTCGGCGAACTGGTATGTTATGCGGTTGCCGTCGAGGTCGATTTCGAAGCTGCGTGCCGTCTCGCGGATCGCAAACTCGGCCTCGCCCAGCTTCGAGGAATGATCGAGCAGCGACCAGTCATGGAACTCCATGAACACATCGGTGTCGGCAAACTCCAGCTCGCCCTGGATCTCCGACATCAGGCGCGGGACCTCAAAGGTCTCGCCCTGTTCGGCGGGCGACAACTGGTCCTTCACATCGACGCGGTATTTCGAGACGGCCTCGGCGAAGCCCTTCCGCTCCGTCTCGGGCAACGTGTCGGCGATCACCTTCTCCAGCTCGCCGTCGACGCGGCCGGTGACAGCGAGTTCGATCTTGCCATCATCGGTTTCGCGAACGCTCACCCCTTCGCGCCTCTTCAGTTCTGCAACCACCTCAGGTGTCGCCGTCACCGTGTGTTTGAAGGTCGGCTTCGGCTTCTCGCTCGGACCAAAGAGGCCGGTATCGGCGTCGAGCGAAGGTTGGGCCGGCTCGATGTTGTCGAGCGCCTCGTCCTCCTCGAAGCCCATGGCCACCAGCTTGTCAGCCAGCGACTTTGCCGCTTCGCCAAAGGACGGCTCGGACAGAAAGGCATAGGCCCGGTTCAGAGCATCAATCTTGCGGCGCTTGGCGTAGGGCATCCGCAGCACGCGTCCCAGCAACTGCTCGACAGCCACCGCACTTTGAATCCGCGAGACGGAGCAGAAGACATAGGCAAAAGAGCAGTCCCAGCCCTCTTTCAGTGCCTCGACGGTGATCACGTATTCGACGGGGCATTTCGGGTCGAACAGGTCGATCCCGTCCAACTCGCGCTGGTCGCCGGTGGCCACGGCGATCTTGTTCTCCGGGATCTGTTCAACCTCCATCAGGTGCTTCTTCAGCACCTCGACGGTCACCTCCTGGTTCTTGGGCTGGGCCTGGAACAGGACAATGGGACGGATGTAGTCGGTATCCTTCTCGGCTTCTTCTGCCAACGACGCGCGTGATGCGATCGCTCCGTTTACTGCGTTTTGCCAGGTATCGTGTTCGGCCAGCATGACCGGAAGCTTGATCATTTCCTCAAGTTTCAGCTCCTGTGCCGTCACGCTGTGCAGGATGTTGGAGTTGAGGCGCGGCGTCGCCGTGAATTCGATGATGGCGGATGGGTTCACCCGCGCCTGCATCTCCCGCGTCAGGCCCGTAACGGCGTTGTGCGCCTCGTCCACGATCATCAGCGGCCGGTGAATGTGCATCAGGTTGGCAAAGGAGAACTTCACGCCGCCGCCGTCCAGCGTCTCCAGCCCCGGCAGTGACTTGGGCAGCGCGGTGAAATGCGGCTCCATGTTCTCGTTGTGGGCATAGACCTTGCGGCCCTCGGTATTCGACACACGCAGGGTCTGGATCGTGCCGACGACGATGCAGCAATGATCGCGGATATCGTGCGGGCGGATGTGCGTAAAATCGGCGATGTCGAACACGCGCACCCGTCCGTCGAAGGCTTCGTCCAAGGCCTGCCGATAGGGATGGCGGGTGTTCTTCAGCGCCTCGGCTGTCTGTTGGCGGATGGTGTTCGACGGCACCAGCCACAGGACCATGGGGTAGTCTTTTTCCACCCAGGCATCGCGCGCGATGCCGATGGAATAGGCCCCGAGGATGGTCTTGCCCCCCCCGGTGGGCAGGCGCAGGCAGACATAAGGAACGTTCGGCAGTTCGGCGAGCGGCGTGTAGGTGCCGCCGTAGCGGCCGAGCCGTTTGGCCTGCTCCGGCTCCTTGGTGATCGCCTCGTAAGCGCCCTTGGGGCCGGCGACGCGCGCCTCCTCGAAAAACCGGCGGAGAACGGAGAGAGTATCGGTCTGGTACTGCTTCAGCTTCATTGAATGCCCCCTCAGGCCCGCGCTTTGACGTCGTAGGGCGTCTGCTTGAAGGTGATGCGTTCGCGGTCGAGCGAGGCGGCGGTGAGCCGGGATTGTTCGCCATAGACGGTGAGCGGGCCGTCAAAGTCTGGCTCCAGCTTGGCGATTTCCTCCCGGATCAAAGCGAGTGTCGCGCGGGTCAGCACATTACCGCCGCCCGGCCGCTTGTCGCCGAGGATGCCGTTGTAGAGCAGCGCATAGGCGCGGCCATTGTGAATGCCGAGCAACGGGCTGCCGTGTTTTTCCTGCGCTATCGCTTCGCTGCTTGAGCGCGTGCCATCCCACGGCCGGTCGGTTTCGGAGAACCAGACATGCGCCGCCAGAACAGGGAAGCGGATGTCCTGCCGGATGTGGCCTTCCTCGTCGAAGACGGGCGGGCCGAGGCGGTAGAAGCGGAACCCGCCGCCGCCTTTCCAGCCGACAGCTTTCGAGATGCCGCCTTGCTCGCCCTCGATGACCTTGTTGAGGCGCGGCGCGCAATGGGTGACGGCGTGTTCGCCCATCTCGATGCCGATGTACCTTCGCCCCATCTTGTGCGCGACGGCGACCGTCGTGCCGGAGCCGAGGAAGGAATCCATCACAAGATCGCCTGGGTTTGAGAACAGCTCGAAAATCCGCTTAATAAGCGCCTCGGGCTTCTTTCCTTTTGGAAATTTTACTCCGCCCTCATTGTGCAAATTGTTGGATAAGAGATCATCCCAAAGGTTTGTCAGGGGCTCTCCTGAAATCAACTCACCATCTATTTCTTTGAGTTTTCCCGAGTAAAACAGCCATCTTTTCCCGTTCTTCAGGTATATGTCAGGGTATCCATTCCGCTTTTGCAAAAATACGCGATCTGGATCTTTCTTCGATTTGTCGATAAGCTCACGAGTCTGCTGACCTACGCCATCGTAAGCCGGTGGAACCGGCTGGACTACACGATGTGCGTTCTGGATCACGAATTCATCAAGACGTGCCTCGAACTCATCACCGAGCTCTTTTTTTGCCTCCTTCAGCGTCATCCCCAAGCGCTCAACGAATGCCTTGGAGAGTGGGACGAGTTTCCATTCAGAGAAATGTTCGTCATAGTTGACAATAAAGTTAGAGTAACGCTTGTCGCGATCTCGGCGCGAGAAAACTCGATTCGGTTGCCATCCGCCAGATTTGTTTTTGGCATATATGAGAACGAAATTGGTGTTTGTAACAAGACCTGGATTAATCGCCTTATGGCCGACGGCGGCGCCCTGCTTAAAAGTCACTAGGTTTACGCGGTTCTTTCTACCAAAAATTTCATCCATGATGATCGTTGCATAAGCGAGCTCTTCATCATCCAGATGAATGGCGATCGTTCCCTGTTCTGAAAGGAGTTGCTGTAAGATTTCTAGTCGCGCGTACATCAAGCTGAGCCAAATCGTGTGCTCCAAGTTGTCGTCGTAATGATCGAACGCTTGGCCCGTGTTGAAAGGCGGGTCGATGTAGATGCACTTCACCCGGCCGGCATAGAACGGCAGCAGCGCCTTCAGCGCCTCCAGGTTGTCGCCCTGGATCAGCATGTTGCCCGAATCGCCGTCGCCCGCCGACAGGTCGGGGACTTCCTCCAGCAGACGGTAGGGCACACGGCTCGCGCGGCGAATGTCTTCGTCTCGGGTCAGCCAGCTCAGGATCGGCATCAGTCACCGTTCGGTTCAGTGTTCTTGTCGCGGGACGGCGAAACGGCGTTGCCAGTCAGCTTCTCGTACTCCTCGACCGCGATCACCACCACGACCGGACGTCCGTGCTTCTCGATCACCACGGGCTCCGCGCGCGCCGTGTCGATCAGCCGTCCGAAGTTGTACTTGGCCTCGCGAGCCGAGAGCGCTTTCATTCGTCGCCCCATCGTTGAAAGGCCCATTGTGGCCACAATGGCCGCATCGTCAATCGTGAAAATTCATCCCATCCACGCCGACCGGATAACCGGCGCGCTGGCGGGCTTCGCCATTGGCGCCTTGCCCTTGCGTCCGGCCGCCCTCACGGCGTCGGCTTCCTCGTTCAGCCTCAACCCCATGCTGATCAGCCCATGCAGGGCGGCGTGGGCGTAGACGAAGGTGTCGAGGGCCTCGTTGCGCTCGCCGTCGCGCTTGGGCTGCCAGGAGCGGATGGGGCGGCCACGCTCGAAGCGGGTGACGACGCGCTCGGCGGTGAGCTGCCGGAAATACTCCGCATCGAGGCGGCGGGGGAAGTGGATCGCCCCAGGGCCGGGCTCGGTCAGGCGCAGGCGGGCGTAGACCGCGTCCTTCACCGCGTCCACGCCGACGATGAACAGCGGGATCTTGCCCTTGTTGGTGCGCGTCGGGCGGCGCGGCCAGACGGGGATGCCGGGCCCGCCGCGGCCCTTGATGGCCCAGATGCGGCGAGCGAGGCGGGGGCGGCAGAACTCGTAGGCCATCTTGGTGTGGTGGCCGCCGGTGTCGATGGCGGCAGCGCGCACGGGCAGGTCGAGCCCCGCGGGATGCGGGAAGGTTGCCTGCAGCACCATGTCGAGATCGGACCAGACGCGCGGGCCTGACGGGTCGCCCCAGAGCACTCGATAGTCGATGACCCATACCTCCTCGTCGCGGCCCCAGCCGAGGATCTGCACCTCGATCCTGTCGCCCTGCACGTCTACGCCCGCAGTTAGCACGGCGACGCCAGCGGGCAACGTCTCGCCCCAGTCCTCGCGCCGGGCCATGAGCGGGTCGGCTGGAACGGTGTCGCCGGCCTGGTCCTCCCAAGACTCGCCCAGCTTGGTGTTGACCCAGACCTGGAGGCGCGCGGGATCCTTGCGGACGCGCCCATGCTCGGCGGCGATGTCGGCCCATGTTTCCCAAGGCGAGTAGAGCGCGGAGAGGTGAAAGCCCGCGGTGCGGCCGTCGCCTTGGGCCGTCGGGCGCCACTCGCCGGCGGCCAGCAGGCGGGGCTTGTCGTGCTCATGGTGGATGCCGCCGCAGGCCTCGCAGACGAGATACGCCTCGTCACGCCGCCCCTCGGGCCAGCGGATGCGCGCCCAGGTGATCGGGGCCATGTCGCCGCAATGCAGGCAGGGGACGTGGTAGTAGCGCCTGTCGCTCTGCTCGAAGGCGGCCTCGATGCGGGAATGGCCCTTAAGCGTGGGCGTCGAGACCATGTAGATCTTGCGCCGCCCGCGGAAGGTCGCGGTGCGTTGGATCGCCAGATCGACGGGATCGCCCTCGCCATCGGCATCGCCGGGATAGCCGTCCACCTCGTCGAGGAACAGGTAGCGCACCGGCGTGGAGCGAAGGCCCACCGCGCTGTTCGCGCCGGTCATCACCAGCTGGCCACCCGGGAAAGATTTGCGGAACAGACTGTTGCCGGCGTCGCGGGATCGGGGCGCGGCGACCAGTTCGCGCAGGGCGGGCGTGGCCTCGATCAGCGGGTCGATACGGACGGTTGTGTTCCGGCGCACCATGTCCAGCGAAGGCATGACCAGCATGGCGATGCCGGGCGCGTTCTGGATGATGTAACCCAACCAGTTCAGCCCGGCTTCCGAGCCGCCGGTCTGTGCGCCCTTCATCAGCACGACACGTTCATAGGGGCTGGACGTGGACAGCGCATCCATCACCTCGCGCAGATAGGGCGTGCGTTCGGTGCGCCAGCGGCCGGGCTCGGCCGAGGTGGGTGGCAGGATGCGATGCCGGTCAGCCCATTCCGAGACAGGGATTGGCGGTTCGGGGCGGATGCCGCGCCGCCAGGCGAGATCGATATCAGGAACCATCACCGAAGCTCCCCAAGGGCATGTCGGCCAGATGTTCGAGATGCTCGCGCATCATCCGGTCGAGGGCGGTGAAGGTGGCGCGGGGATCGGCGCCGAGCTCGGCCGCCAGCAGGGGCGCGGTGCGCTGGACCCACGCGAGATGCGCGTCGCGTTCGGCACGGGCGCGCGCGAAGACCGTGCGCCGCGCCTCCTCGGCGTCGATCAGCTTGCCCTGCTCACGCTCATAGGCCAGCCGGGCGCGCTGGACCTTGACGATCTCGTGCAGCCGCTTCGCCTCGGCCAGAGTGGCGGTGCGGGTGGTCGCGGTGGGTGCGCCGCCCTTGTTGCGCCGGGCAGGGTCGAGATTGGTCTCGATCCAGGCCAGCCCCTCGGCCACGTCGATGCGTCCGTCTGCGCGTACCGGCAGCCCCTCTGCCACCAGTTGCGAGATGCGCCCCTTGGTCAGCCCGACGCGGGCGGCGAACTCGGTCTTGGTTTCGGCGCGGTCGAGTTTAGGCATGATGGGCCCTCGCGCTGGCGACGCATCGCGCCATTGCCCGCGGCATACGGATCGGCCCGACAGGAACCAAGCCGTTGCCGGATCGTGCCGAAGATTCCCGGCTCGACTGGCACGGCGCTTGCCGCGAGGCCGCGTCCGAAACCTTCGTAACCTTCCTCACATATCCGACGTACGCGCGTGCGCGCGTGCGGGCGATACGTCCGATAAGGACGGATCGTTTCGAAGGTTTCGGAACGAGGTTTTCCAAGGGGTTGCGGTCAGGCGTCATTGAAGTCGGTCCCGGTGGCGGCGGCGCGCACGGTGAGGCGGATGCCCCGGAAGGCCTTTCGGCGGCTCACCGGATGACGCTCGCGGGCGAAATGGCGGGCTTCGAGGTTCTGGCTGAAGCGGCGCACGGTGCCGGCGTACTCGCCGGTGGTGGCGCACCAGTCGCGCCAGGAGGCGAAGAGGTCCTGCACCTCCTCGATGGCGAAGAGATCGCCGGTGGCGCAGCGCTCGTCGAGGAAACGGCCGATGGCGTCCTCGTCGGCAAGGTATTC